GCAGTCAGTGTTGGTGCGGGTACTTCAAGTGATACGCGTTTGAGATTGAAGTGGTGACCCTTCGGGTGATAGTCCATACCCGTCAATACCTTACTAGGGTAAGCCTCCATCTTAGACCCCGTGTCGCGCCAGTACGCGGTGCGTTCGAACTTCTCGCGTAGATAGTCTACCTCTTCTTGGTCGTACTCTAAATCGACTAGAGCGTCCTTGAGCGGGATGACATTACGCGATGGAGTTGGGAATAAATGGTTCATCGTTAGGAAATTAAGACCCACTTCTTCTGCAACATCATTGCGCACTGCGATGAAGATAACGCGACTTCGCGTCTGTGACACACCATAGTAACGTGCGTCCATAACCTCAGACACAACCTCATACCCAATGTTTTCGAACTCGTTCAGGATGCGGTTGTAATACTCTTTCGCCTCACCGATAGTGAGACCCTTTACATTCTCTGCGATGATGACCTTAGGCTGGATCTCATTGGCGACACGCAAGAACTCAAAGAATAAATCTTCGATGTTCTCGACGACCATACCGTCAGAGTAAGTCTTGGTCTGTCCCCACCCGTCAGAGTGGTTACCGCCCTTGGAGTGAGACAGTTTACCAGCAACAGAGAATGCGGAACAAGGGGGTGACCCATCTAGGATATCCAACTCACCCTTCTGCAGACCTGTAAGGTCGAGAAAGGATTGTCCCGTAAGTTGTTTGATATCATCCGGAACGATAGGAGTAGTAGGATAGTTGTCACGATAGGTGTTTCGTGCCTCTTCAACAAACTCGTTGATCGCGAGAATGTCACCACCCGCAAGACGGTACCCAGTAGATGAGCCACCCCCGCCCGCAAACGTAGAGATGACGCTGAACTTTTTCTGTGCCGCAGCGTCATAGACATCTTGTAGTGTATATGGTTTGTACATTTGATACCTTTACTAGTTACAGTGCACATTATATAGCACTGAGATAAGGTTGTCAAATGTTTTTTAGTCAATCACGTGAAAAAATTTGTGACGGGTCCATGGCTGTTCGATATGGATATCATTATACCCGTGATGATCCTGAGTAACGCACAGACGTTTTGAAATCACCTGAGTCGTCGGTGTCGGGATACCCCTCTTCAACTGGTCAATTCCGTTGAACGGTAATCCAATGTTGCGACAGATGGTTAGTGTGTCGCAGTTGTGCCACGGATGAATCGCAGTGTTATGCATACCAAAGTAATCATTCTCTTCAAGGTAGTCCGTGGTGAATGTGCGAAACAGACGTTGCAGTGTACAGTATGGACCACAGTTGATAGGGAAGTCCCTGTTGGTCAGTATGTGGTACATCCAGTGTGCGGCCCGTCTGTCCATAGAATACATCCCCATGAACAATCCAATGTTGGAGTATAACATATTAGGTGCCATCGAAGCAAGTGCCTTGAAGACACCATAACGTTCAGGTAGTAGGAACGTATCGTGTTCGATGATCCAGAACATATCATCCTGTTCACCTTGTTGACGCATCAACTCCCAGTGAGAACACATCCCAGCCTTCTCTGTCGGTGAATGATCATCTTTGTTTTTACCGGACTCAAGATCCAACTGCATGAGACTAGGTGCCCAGTTGTACTTCGCGCAGTGTTCTTCGAAGTCTGGACTGTCTGGTGTGATCGCATCGAACGTCTCGATCGACTCAATGTATCCGTCTTTGATTGCCTGCGCAAACGACGCACGGGAGATCTCCGCATACTCTTCGGATCGGGGATCACCCTTCATTACGATTTGTTTTATCTTCATACTTGGATTCGGTCTTGAGATTGGTGTCCGTTGTGCGTTGGTGGAATATACCCTGTCTCTATATATTCCCACGCTACGCTCGGTCTATAGGACAGACTGGTGTTTTTATAACAACCGTGCACTAGGTTAGGGTGAAAGAAAATCGCGAACAACTCATCGATCTCGATATCGACGATGTCGGAACTCTCTCCCACATACAACCAGTTGAACACTCCTGCATTCTTCGTGTGTCTGCGCAGTTCATGGTGAGAGCCGGGGATCAAACGTAGACACCCCTTCTCCTTGGTTGCACCATGTATAAACACGTCGCAACTCACCAGACGATTCGCGTCAGCCTGAATGTAATGATTGTCTTGGTGCCAGTCCACAGAGAATCCGTTGCGTGGCATCATCGGAAAAAACTTTGAGATATACGTGTCTAGGTTGTTTTGTTTTAATAACGTCTTTGCGATAGGTACTAGGTTGCGGTGACGACCTAGACGACGAAACACAGGGGAACGCAACATCGCACCATCCAACTTACATGGGTTGTGCGGTTCGTTCATTACCCAGCCATCACCATTGTCCGTTCTCAACATCCCTACTTCCGTGAGACGCAGTTGCTCCATGTGAAGTTCCATGTGTTCTTCAACACCCATAAAATCTTTCACTATCACATAACCAAGTTCATCGAATCTATTGATATCATAGTTCATTGATAAACTCTCTTAGTTTGTCACCTTCGAGGCGACAGTGTATAAACTTAGTGGTAGATGTTCTTAAATCATGTCTCTTAGACCGCCACGCACCGTATTGTTTCCAGTACTCATCGAATACGTGTGAGTTCCAATCTTGATCCAACAGTTGTATGTCTGCATCGTTACCGTAGAACAGTTGTTGCAGAAACGGTTGGTCGTTGAAGAAAAACTCGTTGGCCTTGATCTTAACCATATGGTTAATGTATTCAGGAAGGTTGAACCAACCTCGCGCCTTGCGCCTCAGTGGTTGCGAGTACAGACAGACGCCCGTGTTCAGATTCTCACGTACGTATTGGTGATGACTTTTCCAATGTTCGAATCGTTCGCGAGTAATAGGTTGCATTGCATCTAGGAATGGTTCGGGTACCATACCGACTTCACCTGTAAAGGTGTCGAATATATTGTCACTGGTCACAGGGAAGATGTCAACATCAGCGAACATGATGACACCATAGTCATCAAACTGAGGATCGAGTAAAGGCTTGAGTGCACCAAAGTATTGGTCAAACCCTTCGGTAGAATAGTTGTAGTGTTGTGCAAGGAAGTGGGTGTTCTGTTCGAATCTGTATTCTACACCAATGCGTCGGGCGTATGCAGCCATTGCATCAACCCCTGCAGAAACTTCGGGAGTAAGATCTCCGTCCCAGTACTGATAGATTAGATTCATTTCAACACCAATGAAAAAGGGGACTTGCGTCCCCTCTTTATTTAGACCAGTTGTTGGACACAGAACGCTATCACAAACACACTTGATAGCGATGCGACCACCCAACCCATTTCCTCTAGTTTAGAGTTGGGACGGCTGCTCTTCTCCATTATTGCTCTCCTCGTATAATCGATTGATCGTTATTTTACGAGGCTTCTGACTTTCAGGGATTATTACTTCCAGTGAAATGGCTAGTAATCCGTTCCTGAAATCAGCTCCCATTACTTCAACATACTCCGACAGACGGAACTGACGTTCAAATCTCTTCGTCGAAATGCCTTTATGGATATACTCTCTCGTGTCGTTGACAGACCCTCGAATGGTAAGTGTACGGTTCTTTACTTCGATCTCGAGCTCGTCTTCAGAGAAACCTGCGACTGCTAACTCGATTAGGTATTGATCCTCTCCCGTCTTTAAAATATTATGCGGGGGGAACGTATCACCCGAGTGTCTAGCGACCCTATCCAATTCGTCGATCATACTATCGAATCCGACGAATGCTGAACGTGGGAACAGTTGTTTTGCTGTTAATGTCATGTTTTGACTCCTTAAATTTAAGCAAGTTATGATTCGACACCCAACTATTTGGCATGTCGATACTATATATACCGAACGTGTAGTTCAGTAACACTTTGTGCGAAATTGTTACATACCCTCTATGGGTTATGCAGAATCATCGCCATCAAAGTCTGGATAGTCGTCGTCATGAACGCCGACCAATGGTACTGAATCATCAATAACGACTATACTGTCGTTCTCAATCATCTCGATGATTTCTTCTGTCACCTTCCTGTCCATCTCTAAAAAAGCCATGCGGTCATATATCATGGCGAGATGGTTTTTATACATGCTAAGTTCGCGTTCTTTTTCTTTCTTGTTCTTCAAGACTTTCGATAATGAAACTACCTTGTTCTCTTTATCAGTCATGATTCGTCCTTAGTAGTACTGCGATGGGTCAGGGCCGCCCTCCACACCGAAAGAGAATGAGACCCTTGAGATTTTTGGAAATACTTGGTGGTGTGTCCCACGTGGCAAGTATACGTACATCCCAGGCTCGAAGTCGAATGGTTCCTCGTTATTGATGCCCTCTACCTTGAGACCGACAGTTGAAATAACTTGAACCAAGAATACGTCCATCGAATCCTTGTGCCACGGGTAAGATCCGCTCTCACGACCGAACCCACTAAACGCAATGTTAGTGATCTTGTTGGCGTGAAGGGCGAATACGTCTTGCATCTCCTCGTAGATGTTCTTTGCAAACTCCGGTGCACTACCGCGAGAATGAAAAGAGTTGAGGCCGATGCGCATCTTATCTGAGTTACGATCGTACAGATCGTCCGGATGTGAGTCCATCATATTCATGAACTCGTTCCATCCATAGGTCTCTTGCATGTTAAAAGGTAGACGACCTACGAATGGAACCTTGTCTTTGATGTAGTCATCACGATCTTCAAAGATCCCATAATAATCTGTCATAAATTAACTGTTCCCGATATTGTATTTCGGTTGCAATGTCCAGTTTGGCTTATCGCGATACGCGATGATTTTGATCTGTCGCATTGGTGCGCAGTTCTTTGCAACTTCCTTATTTAGAATTGTGACTAGGCCCCAATCCTGTAGTAGGGTTGCTATAGTGTTACGTCTTTCTACGTCACTGACTTCTAAGTTAGACTTCTTCCCATCAAGTAGGAATAGTTCTTTGAAGTGGACGATAAAATACCTACCCTGCTTGTGCAAGATATGGCATGATTGGAATAGTGTATTATCACGTCGAGACGCAACACCTATTCGAGTAAGAGTCTCTCTTACCTTTAAGAAGTCGTCCGGTTCAGACAATGATATCTCTAACATCATGTCTGGATTCCATTGGACTAGATTATTCTCTTCCACCCTTGTACACCTTTTTAGTTATAGTTGTTATTTCGTCTTGGGTCAAGATTGCAAGGGCATGACGCGCCTTGTCGTTACTATAGCCATAATATTCTTTAATTGCACCAAGAGACTCAGAATCAGTAGACTTATCCCATTTCGAAAATCGTTTTCTCTTTCTAACAATATTTATAAGAAAATCGTTCTGAAGTTTCTCATCCAGATGATGTAACCTGTTCATTTCATTTGCAATGGCCACAGTATCCGGAAAATAAGACAAGGAACGATTCACGATGTAACTATTATAGTACTTAGCGTTCGTCTCATCTTGGTCTATTAAATTTACTTTAGTATCGTTGATACTTTTAAGAAAGTCAAAGGGACTTACTTTAGATTCGGTCTTCAATTTTACACCACCCATTTTCATAGTCACGTCGGTACAGTTTCTTGATGCGGCGTCTCTGCATGATAGTCACCGAATCACCGTACATTTTCAATGTGGTCTTGTTGTCCCATATATTTAACTGGTTTGGAGACAAGTTAAGTTCTGCAGCTTCGTTTAAGAATACCATAAGTTGGGTCAGTTCGTCAATATGAACAACCATATCATAATCACTTGGTTTACCTAGATACCACGACTGAGTATAAAAGTGATTATTTTTTATGGTCCCGTCTTCTATATTATCCAGAACTACGTCTAGCTCCGCGTCTAATGACGGTAGTTCGCCTACACGACCTTCTCTGATATATCTTGCGTGGTTTGCAACAATGTACTCACACGCGGATTTAAAACGATCTACGGGGTCACGTCTTACTGCAATCCTGTAGCTACCTTTACGGAAGGGAATATCAAACTGGTCGCCTTCCTTTCTTACTTTATTTAATCGGTCAATACGACCGATGTATTCTCTAACTCCGCGTTGTAACCTATGGAGTTCTTTAAGAGTTGACATTCCGTTCTTTGGACACATCCTAACGTCGATGTTGTTAGGGAAGTATAATACATTGTCTGCCGGAGTCATCTCATAGGTTTTTGTGCTCATTCTTTGATCTCAACGTTTGCCATCACTTCAGTGAGACAGGCAACCAAGTTTAATTCGTGATCTTGCACGAAGGCATTTTTATACTGGTAGTCACCTAGTATTAACACCAACTGCGGGATACTAGACGGTGAGACAAACTCGTACATTCTGTCATAGATACCACGAAAGATCGCAGCGGGTTCTATATCTATATTATTCACAACCCAAGTGCGCATTCGTTTGAAGTTCTTCTCGCGAATTGCGTTAAATAATACCGTATACGGGTCAGATACGTCACTATCTAACCCCACTGGATTATTTAGAGTACCTGAGATAGAACCCTTCTGACACTCATTGAGTACACGTCGCCAGTCTGGTGCGTGACGCATAATGATCTGAGCCACAGTATCGTTCTCGTACGCGACACCCTCAGTGTCTAGTATTATACGCAAACGACCCATGAATTGACCACACAGTGCGGCCATAGTTTTCTTGTCAAAGTTGAATTGGTACTTTGAACATCGAGAGTGCAACGGGTCAATGATGCGGTTCTCGAAGTTGCATGTCATGATGAATCGACAGTTCTTAGAGAACTCTTCGATGAACCCGCGCAATGCGGGTTGGGTGGACTGTGGGTTTAGGTAGTCCGCCTCGTCTAGGATGACGACTTTGTACCCACCGGACAGAGAGACAGACGACGCGAACTGTTTGATCTTCCCGCGCAGTGTGTCGATGTTACCTTCTTCCGATCCATTGATGACGATATAGTCAAGGTCTAGTTCGTTACAGATAGCCTTGGCGACAGTAGTCTTACCAGTACCGGCGGTACCAGTGAACATCATGTTGGGGATCTCACCACCGTCAACGATGGTCTGGAATGCGTTCTTCAGTTCGTCCGGTAGGATGGTCTCCGAAACCTTAGTTGGACGATACTTCTCTACCCACAAAAACTCTTTACTCATACAACCTCCATAATATAATAGTGCGATTATACACGAAGTTGATGCGGTTGTAAAGTGTAAACAGGGCCGCCCCGAGGGGCGGTCAACACTGGCAGTGATTACTTCTCGTTCGCGTAAGCGTGATTCACCTTTGCGTGGTGCATCTCATCACGTCGAACGTATTTGATCATATCGGACAGTTTCGCTTCCGGTAGTAGATCGTAATACTCAATCGCAATATCCGGAGCGGGAACATCTTCAATACGGCCTTCTTCAATCTCCACCAAGTACGCATCATAACTGCGTACTGCTTCTTCTTCGAAGTAACCCACCATGCGGTGTGCAGTCTTCGGGAAGAGTAGATACAAGACAAGGTAGTAATGCCAGAAGATGGCTTGCGCAACAATGATGATGAATCTCTCTAGGACCGATGGGTGTACCACCTCCATAAAGAACATCAAGTGTTTACGCTCGTTCTCCGCCTCCGCAAGTAACTCGTGTATCTTGTGTCCGTTACCACGTTGTAACCGACGCAAGCTCTTTAGGTGGGTCAACATCCCACCAATCATGCCTGGGACCCCTGCAACTGTTTCTAAAACAAGTGCACGGTGACCGTAGCGTTTACGAAAAAAAGTATCTGCGAAAAATCGAAAGAACGCGGTCATCGACTTTGCGAACCAATCTGATAATTTGTTAGCCATATGAAATGGAGCTCGAGGTCGGGATCGAACCGACGACCTTCGCATTACTAATGCGATGCTCTGCCAGCTGAGCTACTCGAGCGTGATTTCCTTTTTTCTACAATAGACCTTACTATGTATATGCGAGTGAAGGCTACTATAGAAAACCAAAGCGTAACAATATTTGATATCCAGAATGGATCTGTGATATTCCACACGTCGATGATTATGTATAGGAATAATATGTTGAGGGGATAGTTAATAACCGTCCCCATCAACACATGTACTGCGGTCTCTTTCGCGATACTTTTATCTAGTTTCACAACTGGGCTAACACGTACTCAGGGTTAGACCATTCATAAGGATCGGTTGGACAATCATCCATGTAACCGTCTTCAGGATAGAAATGAGTTACTACCATATCGTCAACCACCATCGCGTACCGCCACGACCGCTCACCGAAACCAAGGTTGCGTTTATCAACCAACATGCCTAGTTCCCGTGCGAAGTCACCGTTACCGTCGGGTAACATTTCAACATTCTCGATGCCAAGTTGTTTTCCCCACTGATACATCGAGAATGCATCGTTGACTGAAGTGCAGTACACCTCATCGATACCCTTCGCGATAAAATCACCGTAGAGACGTTCGTAGTTGGGTAGTTGCTCGTTGGTGCACGTTGGGGTGAAGGCCCCAGGCAGACCAAAGATAACTACTCGTTTACCACCAAACAGATCGGATGCATTCTTACGCACCCAAACGAATGGATTTTCAGATTCAATAGAGTCATCTCTCTCACGCATGTGAAAGAGGACATCTCGTAAGATGTTGCCTTGCATAATATACCTAAATTTAAAAAGGGACGACACAGGCGATATAGACATAATAATGTATATTCAATCGAAGGTAAAGAAACCTGCGCCGTCCAAACTGGATTAGTCTTCTGCTGTCTCTTCTTCCTGCGCGGCTAGTGCAGCCTTTGCGAGGTTTTCGTAGAGTGCGACGACTTGGACCGCCTGATCACGCAACTGACCAATCGTGGTCAGTTCTTCACCTTTGAATGCGCCTCGCGCAACAATGGTGTCAATGACCGCAACGCAAGAACGCGCAACGCGGTTAGCGAGATCATTTAGTTGTGACTGTTCGGGTGACATGTTATGCTCCGTATGTTGAAGATTTTTCTAATGCAATAAAGTACTCGGTTTCTGATTCAGTAGACCGAAGGTTCGAGATCAGTTTGTTACTAACAGATACTTCGTAGTCTTCACCGATCAATTTTAAGTTACCTACACTCATAACATAGTTGAAGTCTGCACCTTCAGGGTACTGGCCATCAACCATGATAGAGAATGAGTTAGATGTTGAATCCGCACTATCAACCACTGCAATTTCGATCGCACCACTGTTCGGACGAATATTGATTTCGTCATGACCAAGTGCAGCCGATGCGCGTTTGATCTTACTTAGTGTTTCGTTAGTGAGTAGAAACTGAACATCGGTTGACGGCATAACGATATCTTTCTTAGGTGCGGTCAACATCTCTGGGTCAGAGTAGAAGTACCGAACAGACGAAAGACCACTACCGTCACGGACAGAACAGTTGTTCTCACCAAACTCGATAGTTGGGTTATCAACCAGATTAATTACTGAGAGAAACTCAGACAGATCGTAGATACCGAAAGTGGTAGGAAACGACTCTTCGATGACCGCCTTCGCAACAAGGTTCTTCGCGATAGACATGGTCTTCAGGGTGTTGCCCTCAGAGACAACGATGTTTGGGTTGATACTCGCAAAGTTACGCAAGATATCAACTGTGCGACTAGATAGTTCCATTAGTGATTCCTCGATTAAACATGGTAGCCATTATATAATAAGACATGGTGGTTGTCAAGTTATTTCTTTCATGCGACTGAAGTTCTTTTCTTTGTAGAACGACAACTTGCGTTCAAACTGTGCGTCCTCCAGTTCAGTCTTGTGAGAGATAACGAACACGTTCGTGTCTTCTTTCAATGTCTCGATGATCTTCATGAGATTATCGACACCCTCCCCGT